TGGAGCGCCAGTGTAACCCGCATACTGTTGTTTAGCTGCATCAATGAGTGCTTGCTGTATGCCTTGCTGTAGCAGACCTTGTTGAGCTTGTTGTTGTTGTATTGCTTGGCCTGTACCAAACGCTTGCTGTCCAAGTTGACCAAGTTGAGCCGCACCAGCCATTTGCCTGCCCTGCTGTGCTTGTGCCGCTTGCAGTGCTGTGTTGAACCCTTGCTGTTGCAGATTGCCAAACGCTTGTGCGCCCTGCCTTGCAAATCCCTCATTAGTCAAAGCTTCTGCCACGCCATGCCTTGAGCCGCCAAATGCTCTAGCGTTTGAAGCTTGCGCTCCCAGCGTGTTCATTTGCATTTGCCGTTGTCGCTCAAGATCAGTTAGAGTGTTTTGCGTAACTTGCCTTGTGTATGGGTTCATAAACTGACCAATGTTTGGCGCTTGCATCGCAGCTTCTGTGCCTTGAAATGCTTTTTGTAAACCGCCAGCCGCAGCTTGGTTTACGTTAAACCCTTGTGGCTGTGCAGGCGCAGCAGTGGGCGCGGCAGTTGGCGCTGGTGCTGCCATTGGCGAATATTGCGTGGATGGTGCTGGAGCTGGCATAGCCCTTGGCATTGCGCCACTCCCGCCGCCTTTGCCGCCAGACATTGATGGTGATGGGATTGGAGTAAAATCACTTATGCCAGTTGCGGGCATTCCATCTTTACCCATTGGTCTTACTTGTCCGCCGCCTGCCATCTTACGCTTCCTTCTTATTATTTTTTGGTAGCAATACTGCGCCTACTGCGTATGAGAATGCTTCACCAACTGTTGCTATCACTTTACCAACTTTATTAGACTTATGTTTTTCTGGACTCATTGTATGAGCCATTTCTTCTGCCCATGCTTTAACAATAGGCCACATAACTTTACGTGCAACTTTACCACCAACTGTATCTCTCTTAACAAAATCTGCTAGAGGCGCAGCCCACGCATGGTATCCGTTCATTAGCTTTCTATTGTTTCTGTGTAACCAGACGCCGTATCTTTGGTCTAACCGCCATATTTCGCGTGGTAAATAGCCTAGCTCATAATATGCACAACATAAGATTTTTGATGAGCCGCCGCCGCCACTTGAGCTTGAGCCTCCACTTCTACCTACATTGGGGCCAGGCGCTCTAACAGCATTTCCTTTACTATCTTTAACGGCATTTCCGCTTGAGTCTCTAACAACTCCGCCAGTATATGTGGGTGTAGGGTTTGAGTTATCCCGTCTACGTGCAGCCTCTTGGGCGGCTAATGCTTTTTCATTTCTTATTGCTAACTCTTGGGCTTCTCTTTGAGCTACAATTTGAGCGTCATCTGCCGCTTTCTTTGCTGCTGCAAATCTATCACTTTCAGCACTCGCTAAATCATATTGGTCAGGCAATACAGCTGGTACTGGTGTAGCATTAAAATCGTAATCAATAGCGCTTGGGTCAAACCCGCCAGCCGCAGCACTTTCAGCAAAATTCTTGCTTTGCGTATCGACTGCGCCTTCAAAGTTAATGCCTGAATAAATATTATCAGCAATACCGCCACCAAAGCCTAATAACCCTACTTCTGGTAAACCTGTTAAATTACCGCTTAAACCACCAGTAACAAGCGAACCGCCATATGAGCCGCCAGTGCTATCGTAACCTCTTCGAGTAGGGTTTCCGTCTGCATCTGGGAACGTGTTATAATAAGCCATTCCGCCTGATGGGTCTTGGAAAGATGGCTCTTTGTTTTGCAACATCTTTAAAGTATCATAAAAGCCCATTTGGTTTGAGCCTACAGCACCCATTGCTATATCTTCTTGGGCTAATCTAGCCGCAGCACCTTCTGGGCTTTCCACGTATCTTCTTTGGGCTTCATTTAAAACTTGTGTCTTAGGGTCATAACCGCTTCCGGGTGCTATAGTTTCTGCGTATTTAGCCATTTCTTTTTGCGTAAGAGAAGAGCCACTAACTTGCTGACCCATTTGGTCTAACAATCTTTGATAATTATCGTCACTGCGTTGTTCACGGCGCATAGCTTCCATTCTTGCGGTTTCTTCAGCTGCGCGCTGTGTCTCTGCGTATGTTGGATACATATTGTAATCTATTGGCGCAAATGCGTTTGAACCTTGCGCGCCAGAATATGGATCAATAAAGAAGCTATCCATGTAAGATTTTTGCGCTGGCCTTTGCCTAGCAAGCTCATCCAATGATTGTTGATATATTGGAGCTGATGAATAACCACTTACGCCGCCAGCGTATTGTGTAGGCGCGCCCATGCCACCCATTATATCTTGCTGGCTCATTGGCGCTCCCATGCCAAATGCGCCTGCAACATCAGCCGTGTTTTGGAATGACGCTTGTTGCATTGGAGTGAATGCAGCTACGTCTGGGCCATAGTATGGTACATAACCAAGTTGGGAAATACGTTCAGCTTTGTTTAAATTACGCTGCGCCGCTTTCTCAATGTATTCTGGGATTTCAACACTTGATGATGTTGATCCGCCTTTGCCACCTGACATTATTCAAACTCCTTAACATAAGACGAATGTAACTGCTTCCAGCCATGTTTCGCCAATGGTTTTTTCCAGCCTACACGCCCCGTCATGGTTAGTGCTGTGCATCCTTGCGCTTTAGCCCACTGTATCACATCTTGGTGCATATCCAAAATCTGATCCAATTCACCACCGCCAAGGAACACGTTTAACATTCGTTTACGTGGATATACCACAATTTCTGTTACTATGCACCCCTTTGGCGTAGGCCACAACTGCATAGTACCCTTATATATTCCTTCTGCCACATCAATAAAATCATGCGTGCCGCCAGAATACTCCAAAGCCGCTTCAATCCAAGGCTTACATCTCTCTATTTCTTCAATCATGCGTGCGTCCTTGTGATTGATAAAGTTGAGGATGGTATAGATGGCACTGGAGATGATGCAGCTGTGTAATTTAAAAAGCCAGATGTGCTATCTACCATGTAGTTTACCTCAAGATAATCATTAGCCGCCACAGTAAATATCTGCGTTCTGGACGTAACAACTGTAGCATTATTCTGATGTAACGCAGTTGTCATAGCGCCATCTACAACACTGCCATTGATAGTAGGCCAGAAGTAAAAGTGTACTGTGCTTGCGCTTGTTGATGATATTTGCGCGGAAAATGATAATACATATTCTCCAGCCTCTTCAAATACAATTCTACTTGCTGGTGTACCTTGTGTAATCTTTGTATTGCCAGATGGTGCATCATAGGTCAGCTTGTATGCCGTATTTGCTAGAGCTGGTGTAACATCTGATGTTTTTACAAAATTAGCTTGACCGCCCTCTACTACAATTTGACGCCACTCTCCGCCTTTGCTTACAACTGGATATTCATATGATCTATCCCACATAAGTGTACCGTCATCAGCTGCGGTTTCGCCACCAGTTTGCTGAACGAGAGGTGATCTTGTCTGTGACATAAATTGCATGAGGCGTCTGCCCCATGTTTTCCAATCATCTCCATATGGTTCTGGTGGCCTTTGTTGTTGCGTCATCTTCTACCGCCTGCAACAACATCTAATCTATTTACGCCAACACGCCAATCGCCTAGCTCAACTGCGCTTACTCGCATTCTCATTTGACGCCCAGTAAATCTCAATGATGTAGGTGTGGACATTGTATATGGGCCGTAATCACGCTCAACACCGTTGGGATAAAATCGTGTTTTAAATGTCACGTTCACATCACCTTGCGTTTTCTCATCAGGTATCATTTCAGTTACGGATGCCACTGTATCGCCAGACCCAAGCATAATAGGGCCAGTTTCAGCAAACGGCGTTAGTGAGCCATAATCGTAACCAATTTCATGCTCGTAAATCTTGTAGTTATCTGCGTCTACCCAAAGAGGCTTTCTAAATGCGCCCGCGTCAACTCCAGCAGTTCTTCCTAGTGATCCAATGTACCATGTGTTTTCAATATAATTAAACACAACATATCGGTCATTTTCTGTTGATTGAGATGATGGGTAAAACCAGAATATTTCTCCAAAATTACTGTTAGTCACGCAAAATGCCTTACTTACTTGACCTCGGTTCATATCGTTAAAGACGTAATCTGCAACTTCACTTTGTATTTCTTGAACCGCACCGCCTGTATAAGCATAAAATGCGTGTGCGCCCATCCAGAATGCACCTGCATCAACAACTGATACTGCTTTATTAGCAGCTAAACCACACGATGATCCAACACGCTCAATGCCGTAAACATATGGTGGGCCTACATAATTTGCTACGTGTGCGTCTGTGCTAGTTAAGATAAGCGTTTGGCCTCGCACTTTAATGCCTGCCATAATTTGACCGCTTGTGTTTAACTCTAAATCGCCTGCTTCATTTGTGGCGGCTGGTGTCCATAGGTTATTATCTTCACGATCAGACCATTGCACTTTGCGCGGGTTTCCACCCGCACCAAGAGCAAATAAGAAACGCTCTTCTGTTACCACCAATGATCTATTGCTTGTGGGTGCATTAGATAAAACTGCGGCTGGTGTGCCTGTTGCCAATGCCCACTCGTATATTTTACCGTCATCTTCCGTACATCCTACAAGATTTTCGCCCCAAGTATCTAATGCCCATGATGTTGCTGGCTGTATTCTTACTGTGTCTGGACGTTCTACACCAAATGCGTAACTGCCGTATAAGCTGCCGCCATACCCTGTAAATGATACAGCATCGTCTCTGCCCGCAGTAAATGATGTTGGGGTTATATCAAACCTAGAGCCAGTTTCATTCCAGACGTATAATTTATTGTATGATCCGCCAGCTATCCACCGTGCATTACTATTGTCTATCCAAGATAACATTCCACGTATTGGAGCTGCCGCTGCGTTATCTGAGCGTGTACGCCAACCACCCATAGGACGCATAGTATTATCAACCCATCGAATTAAATTTGAATCACGCCAGCGACCATTAGACTGCAAGTCAGTTCCGTTACGGTAAACTCCAGAAGGAATATCTAGTGGAATAAGTGGCATATAGACCTCATGGCGTTAAACTTATGGGACTATAACACATTTTGTAGTAAAATAACAACAGGGGCAATGCATGTCGCCCCTGTTGTGTATATTTATTATTCTGCAGCTTCTTCAGCTTCAACTATTGCCTCATCTAAGGATACAGATAAGCGTTGTATAAACGCTTCACGACCAACATTTAACTGATCCAAGTTAAACCGAGCGTTATCTAGCTTCCTGCCCAAATCATTAATATGATTTAGTGCAATCATTTGTTCTTGCGTGAACTCATCGACGTTGTATTCTTTTTCATTGATTGTAATGAGGTTCTTTTCATTTTTACCCATTGTAATCTCCATTTAGTGTTTAAATTAAGAAGCGGTGTATCCGTTCCCTGCTGTGATAGCCGCATTAGCCGCTGTCATATCTTCTG